AAGGAGTTAAAATTACACAAGAAGAAGCGGATGAGCTATTTGATATCGATTTGAATAGAGCTGCCGCCGGTGCTGATGAACTTATTAAAAAGAAAATTGGTGATCATGATTTATTGCCTCAGGTTGTGCAGGAAGTTTTGGTTGAAATGGTTTTTCAATTAGGAAAGACAGGTGTTAAACAGTTTCGTAACATGTGGGCTAGTCTAAAAGAAAAAGATGGAAAAATGGCAGCGATGCACATGAAAGATTCCAGATGGCATAAGCAAACAAAAAAGAGATGTGAATCTCTTGCAAAAATTGTTGCGACAGCACAATGGATGTAATTAAAGTAGCAGATCATCTTAGAAAGATCTTGAAAGTTAGGCAAAATGACATTAGTTTATACCTAACCTCAGGTGTTAAAGATTGGGAAGATTATAAACACATGGTAGGTAAATACCATGCTTACAACGAAATCTTAAATGAAATTAATTCGTTGCTAAAAAGAATGGAGCATGACGATGAAGGACTCGATAATTGAGAAACTTCCGAAACCCACAGGGTGGAGAATTTTAGTTCTTCCCTATAAAAGAAAAGAGAAAACCAAAGGTGGTATAATTCTCACAGATCAATCTCTCGAAGAATCCCAAGTAGCAAGTAGCTTAGGTTTAGTTTTAAAAGTTGGACCTGATGCTTACAAAGACAAAGATAGATTTCCTAATGGACCTTGGTGCAAGGAAAAAGATTTTGTTGTCTTTGGTAAATATGCAGGTTCAAGAATCAAGATTGAAGATGGAGAAGTTAGACTAATGAATGACGATGAAATCTTAGCAGTGGTTAATGATCCTGAAGATTTCCTAAACATGTAAGGAGGCTGACATGCTAGAAGAAAAAAATATGCCTGTTGATACCGATGAAAGTGTTGAAGTAACCTTAGAGGATAATCAACAACCCATACAAAATACGGAAGCAGAAAAAGTTGAAGTTGCTGAACAAGAATCTCCCAGAATGGAAGAGGAGACAGAACAATACTCTGCCAAAGTAAAAGCAAGAATCGATAAACTAACAAAGAGATTAAGAGAAGCAGAAAGACGTGAAGAGTCTGCTTTAGCTTATGCTCAAGGAGTACAAAAAGAAGCTCAAGATATTAAATCTAAATATGAAACTTTAGATAAAAATTATATTGATGAGTTTGGTACTCGTGTCGAGAATCAATTAGATTTAGCAAAAAATAAGTTAAAAAATGCTATTGCTCAAAGAGATGTGGAAGCACAGATTGAAGCTAATCAAGAGATAGCAAGATTAACTATTGATGCAGAAAGAATTAAATATTCTAAGCAGATTCAAGAACAAAATAAAGCTAAAGAAACGGCTAATAATCAACAACAAATCAATAATCAACAATATACAACCTAAACCGAAAGCCGATCCAAAGGCAGTAGAGTGGGCTGAAAAGAATGAATGGTTTGGTAATGATGAAGTCATGACGGATGCTGCTAAGGCTATTCATCGAACATTAGTGTTGCAGGAAAAGATTGATCCTACTAGTGATTTATACTATGATGAATTGGATAAAAGAGTTCGTGAATATTTCCCTCATAAGTTTAATCAGGGAAATTCAGAGACAACAAAGTTCGCTCAGCCTGTTGCCTCTGCTACACGCAGTACAAAAACCTCTGGGCGTAGGACAGTCAAGTTGTCCCCCTTCTCAAGCTGCAATGGCAAGGAGATTAGGAGTAACACTTGAACAATATGCTAAATACGTGAAGGAGGCATAAAATGGAAAATGAAACTAAAATAAAAAAATCCTCACGCTCTTCAGAGACCCGTGAAAATAAAGTTCGTAAAAGAGGTTGGGGTTCCTCCATCATCGCTTCAAGCACCCGAACCACCCGAAGGATGGCATCATCGTTGGGTTCGAGCTGAAATGCGAGGTATGACCGATGATAAAAATATCATGGGTAGACTTCGTTCTGGATATGAATTTGTTAGGGCAGATGAATTTCCAGACAGAATGGATTTACCAAAATACGAAGACGGTAAATACAAAGGTGTTATAGGAGTAGGTGGTCTTGTACTGATGAGATGTCCTATTGAAGTTAAAGAAGACAGAGATGAATATTTCCGTCAACAAACTCTTGGACAAAACGAGTCAGTCGAAAATGATTTATTCAAAGACGAACACCCTAGTATGCCTATTCATGCGGATAGGCAAAGTAAGGTGACTTTTGGTGGCGGAAAAAAATAGCTCCCTTAAGTCATTGAATAATAACTTAAGTAACTAAGGAGTCCGAAATGGCAAATATAAACAGTCAGTTTGGTTTCAGACCAGTTAAGAAAGTTGGAGCAGGATACAATGCATCTGGTTCTAATGAGTACGTAATTGCGAATAACGAAACCAACGCTATTTACCAAGGAGATCCCGTTGTATTAAATGCAAACGGTGCGATCTCAGTAGGATCATCTGCAGGCGCTGAGTTGATAGGGATTTTCAACGGTTGTTTTTATACTGATCCAACAACACAAAAACCAACCTTCCTAAATTACTATCCCGGTGCTGTTTTAGCAGACGATATCAAAGCCTATGTATTTGACGATCCTTCAACATTGTTTGAAGTGAAAGTTGATGATACTAATGGTGGTCAAGCACAAGTGGGTTCAAATGCGAACATCGCAACTTATGCAGCAGGTTCAAATACTTCAGGTATTTCATCTGTAGCATTAGACGGTGATTCATTTACCACAAATGCAGCAGCTAACTTCAGAGTAGTAAGCTTGTCAACTGATCCTGATAACAACGATTATACAAAGGCAAACGCTTCGATCATTGTTAAGATCAATAAACATTCACTCTCTGACACAACAGGAATATAAGGAGTTAAATCATGGCAATATCAAGACAACAACTAGTTAAAGAACTAGAGCCAGGTTTGAACGCTTTATTCGGCCTGGAATATGACAAATACGAAAACGAACATGCAGAGATCTTTGATCAAGAGACATCTGAAAGAGCTTTTGAAGAAGAAGTAATGTTAGTTGGTTTCGGTAATGCGAGAACAAAATCAGAAGGTGCAGCAGTAACTTTTGATTCAGCTCAAGAGAGCTTTACATCTCGTTATTCACACGAAACTATTGCACTAGCATTTGCTATCACAGAAGAAGCTGTTGAAGATAATCTTTATGACAGACTATCTGCTCGATACACACGTGCATTAGCTAGATCAATGGCATATACAAAGCAGATTAAAGCTGCTGACGTATTAAACACTGCCTTTGCAGCATCTGGTGCAGCAGGTACTAATCCTGGTGGTGATGGTGTTTCACTTGTGAACGCTGCTCACCCAACCGCCCTTGGTGGTACATTCTCAAACAGAAGTGCAACTGACGCTGACCTTAATGAAACATCATTAGAGCAAGCTTTAATTGACATTTCTCAGTATGTGGATGAAAGAGGTCTATTAATTGCAACTAGAGGTAGAAAACTGATCGTACCAGTTCAACTACAATTCGTTGCTGATAGAATCTTAAACTCACCAGGTCGAGTAGGAACTGCTGATAATGACATTAACGCATTAAGAAACATGAACATGATCCCTGAGGGTTATGTAGTAAACCACTACTTAACTGATACAGATGGTTATTTCATCAAAACTGATGCACCTAATGGCTTTAAGCACTTTGTAAGAACTCCATTATCAACAGCTATGGAAGGTGACTTCGATACAGGTAATGTGAGATACAAAGCGAGAGAAAGATACAGCTTCGGCTTCTCTGATCCTCGTTGTGTATACGGTTCACAAGGTTCCTAATCAGAACATTCCTCAAACAAGAAGGGCGGTTGTCTTTGACTCCGCCCTTTTTTTATGGCATATTGAAGTTCTAGCATAACAAGTCGCACAAACTGAGCTAGCAGACGGTATAGAGATTGTGTGGCGAGGTCTATACAACCATGGAGGTTTTATTATGGCAAACAAAACAACTTTCACTGGCTTCGTAAGAAGTAACGGTGGAGATCAAGATAGAATTACCTATGCGGGTTCAATCCCAATGGTAGCTCAGTTTTATGTTGCTAACGCTGCGGCATCCACAACGGATGTTCAAATTTCATCAACTAACACAGATCCTGTGATTCTTCCTGAAGGCGCTATTGTAGATACGGTTCTAACAGTAGGTGCAGCTACAGGTGGCTCAAGCCCAACAATCGATTTAGGTGTTGTGGATTATGATGGTGGAACAGATGTTAGTCGATACTGATGGTTTAGGTGATAACTTTAGAAGTGATATTAATGCAAGACAAGACTTAGCTTCTGGTCAAGCAGGTACACTTGTAGCAAACCAAACTAAGTTAACTGAAAGAGCAAAAGTGACAGCAACTGTCGGAGATTCAGCTCCTACAGGCGGTACTTTAAGTGGTGTTATCTATTACCACATTCAAGACGACGGCACACAGTCTAGTTAAGGAGGTAAATCATGGCCTTCGATAGTGATGTATTAGCAAAAAGCTTTACAGCAAATGCTAGTGCGCAAAATGTAAATAACAATAACTCTAGATTAAAAGGTGTCTTGATTAGTCCTGACACTACTAATGCTGGTAGTATTGTTTTTAAAAATGGTGGTACAACTGTATTCACCGCTAACGTACAAGGCGGAGGTTCAGATTTCTCTTTAGGTATCCCTGAACAGGGAGTGAGATTTGCTTCAAATCTTAACGTGACAGTTACTAACTGTTCTTGTACTGTATTCTATACAGGATAAGAAACATGGCTGAACGCAAAAGAGATAAGCAACCGCCAAAAACTAAAAAGTATTTCCGCTCCACTAAAAGTGGGGCGGGAATGACTTCGGCAGGTGTTGCTCGTTATCGACGAGAAAACCCTGGCTCTAAATTATCTACTGCGGTAACGGAAAAGAATCCTACAGGAAAAAGAGCATCGAGAAGAAAATCTTATTGTGCTCGTTCTGCGGGTCAAATGAAACAATTTCCTAAAGCTGCGAAA